GCTTGGCATTTTGAGGAATTTTGCATATAATTATAACTGTATGAGACATGATAAACAATTATATAGAGCATATTTAAGAACTCCAGAATGGAAAGCTATTAAATTAGAAATTCATTCTTTAAGAAATCATAAATGTGAAAGATGTGATTCAACTTATAGATTAGAAGTTCATCATAAAACCTATAAAAATTTGTTTAATGAGTCTCCAAAAGATTTAGAATTATTATGTCATAATTGTCATGGTAAAGAACATGATAAAATAAAAAAACATAGTAATAAAAAATACAAAGGTAAAAAAAGGAACAAACAGTATAGAGGTAAAGTATTTAAAAACCTATATGCTAGATAATATCAACCACTCTCCTATTGACCAGGTAATGCTATAGGATTTAGGATAAGTGTATAAGTGATATTAGGGTGTTAGAACCTGTAAATAGCAGGCTCCTTGAAATAGGTGAAACATTAGTAAATACCAGGTAAAATTGCTGGGGGTGAAATTCCCAAGGGTGCTAATGATAAGTCTAGAGTAAAAAACCAAACCAAAAGGGGGTGTTTTTATATACCCTAGCTATTTTTGTACAAGAGAAACAGAAACATAATGAAACAAGAAATAAAGAATAAGTTAGATAGGTGGGTGAGTAAGGAGTATGATTGGTACATAGGTGAAGTAGGTAAAAACATCACCTGGGGTAAGATGAATGATTATACTGAGGACTTATGTCACATGATGCTTCAATCACTCTACCAGCTGGATGAGGATAAGGTAGAAGAGATGTTAGATAATGGTAAGATAAAGGGATGGTTGTTAAGAGGAGCATCACTACAGATTAGATCATCTACCTCTCCATTCTACATCACATTCAGGAAACATAAGATGTCAGCTAGGAGTGGTGTATTGGATAGTGATGGTGGTGAAACATTTGCTCCTAAATATGAAATGGATATATTCCCAGAGGAGACATTAAGTGAATGTTTAGATAGAGCAGTAGAACAACTACACTGGTATAACAAAGCTATATTTAATAAGAAGTTCAAGGAAGGTATGAGTATTGAGGAAGTATATAAGTTCTATAATATAGGTAAATACCACCTAATCAAGGACTTAAATGAAACATTAAAACAAATCAGGAGAACCTGTAAGGATATTAATAAATAAATAATAATAAAGATGGAAAAAATGAATTTTATAATGTTCTGTTTAGGTGCAGGATCATTATTTTTAGGAATGTTAGTTTACCCTTGGATTATGAGGGTAAAAGAATGGTTTATTAACTTAGGTAAAACTAAAGTAGTGATTCAGGATAATCCTCACTATTGTGATGACCTACAAGAACAAATCAATAATCTAGCTGAAAAATTAGCTAGGAGAGATAAGGATAGAAAATCAAATATAAGAAGAGATGTTAGAGAATATCTTGCTGAATTAAGAGATAATAAATAATTATGGAATTAGTACAATTTATAGGAGTAATAGCAGTAGTATTATTATTCACAAAACACTTTCAACCAATCCAGCCAACAAAAGATAGGTTAGTAGGATGGTTAATAGATAAGATAGTATGGTTAGGAATGAAATGGTCACCATTACTCAATCTAACTCAGGTTGTTAAATTATTAACATGCCCTAAATGTCTTTCATTTTGGACTTTACTGTATTTAACCCACAGTATTTTTATAGCTGCCACAGGTGCCATAGTTGCAATGGTAGTTGATAATATACTGGTAAAAACACAAATTAATGACTAGATCTGATGCACAATGGTTAGTGGATGTATTTAACCCACTAAGAAAAGGAACTATTAGTAATAGTACCATAGGTACATTCATAAAGGCAATCAACATCATAATGGATTCTAATAGATCAATTCCATCATGTAGTTGTGAATTCAAAGTAACAGCTCAAATTGCTAATTCAGCATATGAGCAGTATCAAGATGAGATAGAGAAACTCTATAATAGTAAACCAAGAGGAAGGAGAAAAAATGCCATTTAAGAAAGGACATGAGGGTTATGAAAAACCTAAAAAATACAAGAGAAGGAAAGCCACTGGTGTAAAGAATAAAAAGAATAATAGAGGTGGAGGTAGCACATTAGATACCTACTTTATTACTCATAATAGATTCAGTAAATTAGAGAAAGGTGAAAAGTATCTTGATCAAGCCAAAATAGATTATTATATTAATAATGATTTAGATATAACAGAATTATTAGATGACTAAGGAATGTAAAGATTGTAAGAGGGAATTGGATGTAAATGAGTTCCATTATAGTGATAAACCAAATGGTATATTAAAATCATATTGTAAGGAATGTTCATATAATAGGGTACAATCACATATTGCTAAGGACCCAGTAGCATTTAAATACTACATGAATAAATATTATACAGAAAATCCAGAGAAATACCCAGGTAATCACATTACTAAATCATTGCCTAAGCAATGTGGTATCTACAAGATTAGCTGTGTTTTAACTAATGATTCTTACATTGGTGTATCTACTAATATTAGAGATAGAATCTATAAACATAGAAAAGCCTATGGTAAGGGTAAACAGAAAAATCTATATAAGCTAATCAAGCAATATGGGTGGGAAGCATTTGATGTAGAGATATTAGAATTATGTGATCCTAAAGTCAGGTATGAAAAAGAAACAGCATGGATAGAATATATGAATCCAAATTTGAATATAAATAAAACAAAATAACAAAATGGAAGAATACACATTAGTACAACCAGAACAACAACAACCAGAGGTATTCCCTCTAGATGCAACAAAATGTCAATCAATGGAGGAAATGGGAATCCTATTAAATGCATTAGGTATGGCTATGACAAAGCAATATGCTAAAGATAATGGGTTGGAACACCTATTAATCCTAGAGTAATGGAGGAGTGGAAATGTGATTTAGTAGATGATTTCATTCATGACCATTCAGATATAGCATTATTATATGTTTTAAAGCAAGACAAAGGCACTTGTGATGAGATGTGTGAGTTCATAGAGGAAATTGATTTAACCCACAAATTCCTCATGTATTGCCACATGAGAGCAGCATTAGATAAATAGGATATGTATACTCAAAATACACTATATGGCAGGTAATAAATTAACACATGCAGAGGTAGACCAGAGAGTAGATAAATGTCTGGAACTAAGATATAAAGCAAATACTCCTATACTACAGAAGGAATGGGTATCATATTGTAAAAAAGAATATGGTGATAAATCAGAACAACAATATATTAAGTATTGGATTGATGCTAAGGCTAAATATGAGGAGATGTGGAGATCAAAATTAAATAAGATGCTTGATCCAGCCATGAATACTCTATTTGAATTATTAGCTAGTGATGATGAGAAGGTAAGACAGAGAGCAATTGACCAGATTGTTAAGTACACTGGTAATGATATTGAGAAAATAGAAGCTAGAATTGAGGGTAATATTGAACTCAATTGGGGTGATCAGGAAACAGGCTATGGTGAAACATTATAAAGGATATAAGATATTTGATACAATGCATGATAGACAAAAGTTCTATCTTGTATTTGACCCTAATAATGAAGTAGTATTTAAGACAACAAAATTAGAGAATGCAGATAACTTTATTCACTCCTCACAAGGGGCAGAAAAACATAATAGATAATTTTGCTGATAGTGAACATAAGTTTGGTGTTGTAACTACAGGTAGACAATTTGGTAAATCATTATTAGGACAGAACCTAATGCTGTATTGGTTATTAAAAACACCTAAACAAAAAGCAGGATGGATTTCACCTATATTCTCTCAGTCTAAAAAGGTATTCAATGAACTTGAGGCAGCAGCAAACAAAATCATCAAATCAAGCAATAAGGCAGATCTTACTATCACATTTATTAATGGTAGTACTATTCAATTCTTGGGTGCTGAGAGGTATGATAGTATTAGAGGGTTTAGTTTCAATTATGTGGTTATTGATGAGGCAGCATTTATTAAGGAACAAGCAGTAAATGAGGCTATATTCCCTACACTATCAGCTATTGGGAAAAAATGTTTAATCATATCTACACCAAAATCAAAAAATTGGTTTTATAATGCTTACCTAAAGGGTTTCAATGAGGATAATGATTATATTTCCTTTAATGGCATATCCACAGATAACCCTTATATAGATGCTAATTTTATTGCTGAACAAGCTAAGTCTTTACCAACTGATATTTATAGACAAGAGTATTTAGCTGAATTTAGTGAATCAACTAATGATGTATTTAGAGGACTAGAGCAGGTATGTATACTAAACTACTATGAACAACCATCAAGAAGTAAACAATATTATTTTGGAATTGATGTGGGAATCAGTAATGATTACACAGTACTCACAATCTTGGATGAAGCAGGAAGATGTGCTCACATTTCAAGGTTTAATGGAAAACCACTTACAGAAATTGGAGATACTATTATCTCAGAACTTAAAAAGTACAACATCAGAGGAGGCTATTGTGAAAGAAACTCCATTGGGCAAGCTGTATATGAACATCTCAAGAATAAAAACATTAGAGTTAAGGGTTTCCAAACTACACAAGAATCAAAAACTAAGGGAGTAAGAGCATTAATTCAGGATATTGAGGATGGAGTATTAGAATTACCATCACAAGATTTATTTCCATATCTGTATAATGA